CAATTTTCATTGTTCCTGTATTACCAACAACAGAACTATACGAAGAATTTTTTAAAGCTTGATATACATTAAAATAATCTCCATTACCCCCCCTACTCCAAAGAGGGTTGTTATTTAAGGTTTTATATAAAATGGTACCTAATTTAGTTACAGTTTTATTTGCATCAATAGAAGATTTTGCCTTTTCTAGTAAGTTATATCTTACTGCAGATAAATTTTGTAAAGACTGTTTTAAGGCTAGTGAAGGTGATTGGTTAATTTTCATAGATTCTATGACATCTCCCATTCCTGTTATTTTAACTGTTATTTGGTAAGAACCATCAGTATTATATTTCCAATTAAAATTGACAACTTTTCCAAAAAGACCACCAGTATTTCCATGATATTTTGCTGATGTTGTTGAGATTGACTTAATTATATCATCTTGGTTTCTTGAACTAAAAAATATACTTTCTGTAACTGTACCTTTTACTAATTTATAGTTACCCTGATTGTCAATATATTTATCCCATCCCCATTCTACTATCATAGAAAAACCTAATCTACAATATAAAGTTTCAATTAAGTCAAATTGATACCTATTAAAAGCTGTGATTTGAATGGTAGCTGTTTTTATTGATCCCCTATTTTTACTATCAACAGATACAGAACTTATACCAGGCATAGGTAAAATACCAAAATCATTTCCTCCTAAACCATAAGCAGAATTATTATAAAATGAAGTTGTTGGAGGGATATATTGTGGGCCTGTGTTTGTACCACTTCTTTGTTGTAACTTATTATTCTGATCTAATGAAGATAAACCATTAAATAGTATGGCTTTTGTAGCTAAAGCTCCACCCTTAAAATCAGCTTTTGGGTTTGAACCCCCAGGAACCCTATTTGTCCCCTTTATTAAAACAGAAGATGCCATTTTAATCCAAGCATTTCTATTATTCATAAATTGTATATCGGCATTACTACGAGTAGTCCCAATTAAACCCTTTCCATATGTTTTTTGCCTAATTTTTACTTGTTCGGTTACAAATTCTTTCGTTGGTTCTCCAATTACACTACCTTGCATATTTTAAGAATTTAGGTTTTTATAGTTTTGAATTATTGAACTTATGTTTGAAGGAACTCTAATTTGTGTTCCAGGAGTTATAAAATATGAACCTTTATTAATTGATGGGTTTGCTATAGATATAATCCACCATAAAGTTGAATCACTATAAAATTGTTCTGCTAGAATATCTAGCCTATCTCCTTCAGTTGTTATAAAATAACGATCATCAAAACTTAAAGGGATATTAGGGTATCTTGGGACTATACCTTCTAAATCCGAACCATCTGTTAATAAACTATACCTACCCATTTTTATTATATATTAAAATTAATTTTCTTTATTAAAACGGTCTTCTATTCTTTAATTTATTTAAAAAAATGAAGTTACATTATTTAAACTAGCTAAAGCATCTAATTCTTTTTGAGTAAAGCCTTGAGGTTTAACTTTTGCTATATAATTATTTCCACCCGTTGGTGTTCCATCTTTATTACCATAGTTATCATTTTGAATTGATGGGAAGTCTACATCTTTTCCATCAATAGTTTTTACTGTTGCTTTAGTCATACCTCCATTAGATAACATAATATATCTTTCTTTTCCATAAGCCGTTACAAATCCTCCACTAGCTCCTTGATAGCTAGTTGGATTTGCATCTGTTGCATATGCATTCTTTTGAAGAGATGGTACAAAGCTTTGGATAGGGGTGAATTTAAAACCTGAAACTTCTATCCTATGTGGCATTTCTTTTACACTACTATCATTAAATGAACCTGAATTATCAACGCTATCACTTATAGCTATTTCCCAGGGACTATCATCTGGTACATCGTATGTAATACCCTCAATAAATCCTACTTGTTCATATAACCAACCACCTATAGTTAGGCTAATTAAATTACCTCTCATATAACCATCGTCTGAGTAGTCAGGAGCCATAGTTGATGCTAAATAATTTAATTTTTGATACATAGGTATTAATTCTTCTTTAGATTGTGCTACTACAGTCCAAGATAATGAAATTGATCTAGAAAACCCACCATATCTATAAAGTTCTTCTCCTCTACCTACAAATTGTGTTCCTGACCATTTAGATGAATAAGAGTCACTCATTCCATTAATAAAAGCTCTAAAATGAATATAAGTTTTTTTATTAGGTGAGTCATTACTTATAACTCCTATTCTAAATTTGACTAAATCATTTGTAACTTTATCTTCTAAAACCTTTTCCGATTGGTATATAGGTAAAGCATTAAGTTTATCTGTGGGACCTATTAAATTACCAGCACTATCTAATTTACCTATTACATAACTTGATTTATTACCTCTTTTTCCTGGGTTGCCTAAATTAAGTCTTTTTTCAATATTTTGTGTTTGATAATTTAGAGTTTTAGATATATTATTATTATCACGTTGGAATTTATTTGGTGGTGATAAAAACTTGGTGAAATTAGTACCTATTGTAGCATTCATGGCCGCAGCACCATTCGATCCCATTAGAGACATTTGCTCATAGGACATTGTACGTACATTATAATACTTAAGTTTTCCTACAGATGATAAAAGTTCTTCAGCATCTCTAGTGTTTGAAACTCTGTCTATTCTAGTTCTTCCAATTGTACCTAATATAGATCCAGGACCTCCTCCATATGAAAGTAGTATTTTAGGATTTCTGCTATCCTTATGTATTTTTCTTTTGGTTAAATCCCATAATCTATTTTTATCTAGAGGTATAACTCTAGTTTCAAGAACATTAGAATACTTAGGTTGAGTTAATAAATTAGGTATACCCGTAAGGTTATTAGTTAAACCCGTTGGGTCTATTCCTTGTTTATTTAAATGTATTCCTAAAGCATTAACCCCAGCTTGTGCTACAGTAGAAGTTGGTAAATAAATACCATTATTAAATGCTATTGGGCTAGCTTGGGTTTCAACATTAGACCTAGACAACATAAGTTGTTTAGCTGTGAAGAAGATACCATTAAGTGATTTGGTATCAATAAACATTTTAGTAAGCCTAGAAACATCATTTACTGTTCTTTTTGCAACTAAAGTACCTCCCCTTAACAGAAAGTCTGTGAAGCCAGTACTACCTAATCCAAAGTTCAGTTCTCCTATTTCTCCAGGGATATCTGTAACTATGTAAGGTTGACCACTATCACCACCTCCTGGTCTATCTTTCCCATATCTTAGGGATTTAAGATCCGTTTGTAGCTCAACTATAGACATTCAGTGTAAGTTTATTATTCGTTACCTGTATTGTCTAAGAGTCTTGTATTAGGAATTCCATTAGGAAGATTATCTAAATATTGACCATTTTTGAAAGTAGTATTAACAGGAAGTACATTCCCATCACTTAAAGGTCCAGTTGGTAAAGCACCATTTAGATCTCCATCAAAAACAGATCCTTCTTCAGTAAATTTTGAAATAATTGACATAATTTTTAAATTTTAAAGTTATTAATTTTATTATAAATATTAATACTAAGGGGAAATTTCATAAGTGTTCATTGATACTGCAGTACCCATTTTTTCTGCATCCATAGTAACTGTACCTTGTGTTGAAGCTATTCTTCTTAATAAAGTATTAGTTTGTGCCTGCAATTCTTCTAATCTTTTCATTGCTGTTGCACTCATACCACCTCCACCACCACCACTTTGGGCATTAGCTAAAGCTTTTGATGCCCCAGGGGCGGCTACAATATCATCATTTGAAGAAAGTTCAAATAAACCTCCTTCTTTAGTAGAAATTTGTGTTTTACCATCAGCTGGAGAATTTACATCACCTGCTTTTAAATATTTATATCCTAATGCAAGGGCTGCAGCACCTGCTATTGCTGCTAATGCTGGTCCTACAACAGGTGTCATCGCTGCGGATTTTGCTGCTGTAATAGCTAAACCACCTACATCTTTTGCTGCTGATGCTGCTTTCATAGCAGCATTTCTTTTCTCCAACATCAAGGATATTTTCTGGTATGTTTGGTAACCTTTGTAAGCCCCTACAACAGCTAAAATTAAAGATAAATTTTTCTGAGCAAATACAGTTAAATCAGTCATGGTTTGTAAAATAGGTGTAAGAAGTTTTCCCATTTCCGTAAAAGTCTCATTCATTTTTTCAGAGGCTAAAGCCATTCTTTCTTGTTCTGAGGCCTGATTGAATAGGTTTTCTAATGTACCTGCTTCTTGGGCTTCCATAGCAGCAGCTAAACCATGTTTTTCTATAGCAATATCTAATTTTTTCTGTTCTTCTTTAGCTTGTTCTCCGGTTAATCCTTGTAATTGTTCTTGGGTAAATAGAGTTTGAGCTAAATCTTCTCTAGACATACCAACGGCAGCAGCTAAAGCTTGTTGTTGGATTCTATTCATTTCAGCAAACTCAGCAGCTGATCCTGCTTCTTTAGATATTTCTTCTGCTACTGTAGCTAAGTCATTATTTAGAGCTGCAGTTCTTGCTTTTTCTAAATTAAGATTTTTACCAAGTAACAATTCAGCTTCCATTTCTTTTTCAATAGAAGATTCAAAATCAAGTAAACTATCAGCTATACCTTCTACTTTAGACATTTCCATACCTAATGCTTTTGCTGTAGCAACTGCATTTGCTATTGCCTTTGGGTTTTTACCTAATGATAAAGTTGTAGCTGCAGATAGTTTAGATACATCCGCCATTAATTTTTTTTCATTTAGTAATACTCCTTTTTTTAATGATGCGGATTTTGCTTGAGCTAAGAATTCTCCAGTCATTTTTTCCATATCTTTACCAGTAGCAAAAGATAGCTTACCAATACCCATCATTTGTTCTTGGGTCATTCCTGCTAAATTTTCCATTTTAGAAAATGTAGCTAATGTTTTAGCACTTATAGCAGTTGAAGTACCCAATTCAGCATTAATAGCTTTTAAAGCATGTTTTTGTCCCTCATAAGTAACACCAATACTATCAGATTCTTTAGAAGTTTTTAACATTTCTGCAGATAATTTACCTGCTTCTTTAGTACTTATATTTAGACCTTTAGCTATTTCTCCAGCAGATTTATCTGCTTTCACCATACCCTGGAATACTTTTAAAAGAATAGCCATTGGGCCAAATGCTTTCATTAGTTCACCCGCTCCTGCAGATAACCCTTTTAATCCTGCTTTAAATTTATCTAATCCGGTTAAAGAACTAGCTATACCATCCTCATTAATAGTAACCATAGAGGCTGCTGCTAATTTAGATGCTTCAGCTGCTTTATCAAATCCTTTAGTTAAACCCTTAATTCCTGGAATGACTCCTGCTATATCAGATAAAAACCCAAATGCTTTAGATGGAGGTAAAGCAGATATCTGGTTAGAGGCTTTAGCCATAGAAGCTAATGATTCTTCACCTGCTCTTAAGTTAGATTTTTGTTCAAGAAGATCCCCAGCAGTTTTTTCACTAGCTTTTGCTTGGGCCTCCATAGCCTTAAGTTGTTTGACAGTTAAGGTATCTATGTTAGCTTCAGAATCTTCTCTAATTTTTCGAGCTTTTGATAAAAGATTTGCAGCGTTTAATTCTAATTTATTTTGGGAAGCTTTACTTGAAGCTAAAGTATCATTTAATTTCTTAGAATCTAATAAAGCTTTAACCCCTTGTTTTGCATAATCTACTTGTAGTTCAGAAGCTTTATTGATTTCGTTTAAAGCATTTCTTATAGATTTTTTAGCATCTAATTGTCCATTAATACCTTTTAACCCTTCACGAATAACATCATTAATGTCTCGATTTAAATCAAGGTTTAACCTTTGGACCTGGGTTAGATCCTCTGCTGCTTTTACTTGTTTGTTTATCTCTTCAGAATTTAACATTTAAGGAGTATTTTATTATAAATATTAAAAAGAGCAACTATTTATAGCTGCTTTTTCCTTTATAGGGTTGAGAGGCCCTAGTAAAAGCTGGAGTATTGATCTTACCATCTTTCCCAATTAAAGTTTCTTTTCCTTTTTCTTGGAGTGGAGCAGAAGATTTTTTATTAAAATTTTTAATTTCTGAAAATATATATTTTCTTAACCATATAGGAATATTATATACAGTATTAAAATCATAACCTCCATTGCCATGGTAGATTATTTGATGTAAATGGTTAAATAGATTTAATCTAATTGCAGGTGCATTATCAAGCGTCAGGCCAAAAAAAGTTTAATCCCAGAGGGACTTCTACCTCCCTTCCATTGTCTAAAGTGACGGTCATATCAACATCTGGTTGAGAGCTTTTTAAATGTTCTCTAAAGGCTCTAGAATCTCTAGCTAACATATACCCGTCAACAAACTCTCTGATAGATTTAGAATCCTCATCACCATTAACAGAAATTATTATATGTTTTAATCTAGTTGTTAATTCAGGTACATTATCTTTTTGGATTTTCTTTAATCCCTTTAATTCAGCTTCTATTTTAGCATTATCATGACCATTTAGTAGTTTATAAGTAATTTTAGTACCACTATGAGGTAAAGTATAAGCAAGTTCATTTTTTCCTTCAATTAATACTGAAGGGTCAAATGGTTTGTTTTCTAATTCAGTTAAATCTACATCTTGTATTTCTCCTTCATATGTGATATGATATTTTTTACCATACCCTAAAATACGAGTTGCAATTAGTAAAGCATTTTTATCTCCTATAAGTAAATCTTTTAATTTTATAGATTTATCTATAATAACGGATTCAAGTACTTTATCTAAGACTGTTCCTTTTTGAATATAGGATTGATTAGTTAAAATATCTTCTTCCTTAGCGGTCATATATTTAATTTCTACTTTACCACTAGATAAGGGGTTGTCTTTAGGATATAATAATCCTCCAGAGGGTAAGTCTACTTCTTCAGTTGGGAATTTAAATTCACTCATAATCTTTATTTAATTAAAACGTTTTTATCAGTTATACATATTAATATAAAAAAAAGCTTGACCGAAGCCAAGCTATTCTTAAAAATATTTGTTTTGTTTTTTAGAAATTTAACACACAATAATCTGGTTGTACAGTGAAAGTTAATTCCTGTGCGGCATCAGCATCTTCCCATGAATAATCTCCAAATGAAGCATCTATAATCATTGCCCCCTTAATTATCCATTCTGATACTACATCACCTACTGGTCCTAATACATTAAATGTAAGATCTTTTTTATAGAAATCACTATACCCATCTCTACCTGTTACAGATTCATGGTGTAGTCTTACCCATTCCATAACGGCTTGAGCACCTGATGGTGTAATTGGATCAAATAATGTGAATTGAACGGTATTCCACACTGTTTTACCTTTGACATAACGTTGTACGTTGATGTGGTTAAGTGCTACACTACCTTGCGTTAACGACACAGCTCCTACACCTTTTACCATGTATGATGGAAACCCATCTATATACATAATAAATCTGTTCTTTTGTTTTGGCTCAAAGGCTGTAAAAAATATTTCGTTTGGATCTAATATTGCCATTTTATTTCTTTATTTTATTATAAATATTTATATTTTTTGTTTTTTATCCAGGGAATGTTGCTCCTGTTGGAAGTACATTGAAATCTAGGATAATAAATTCAGCTGTTTTTGTTGGTTGAAGGTAAATTTGACCTACCATTTCATTTCTATCAATAACATCTGGTGTATTATTCGATTCATCCATTACTACTCTAAAAGCATATAAACCTTGTCTTTGTTGTACTGATTCTAGGTATGGGTTTACTGTTGCTAAGAAATTATTTCTTGTTGCAATAGTATTTTGTTCAAATACTAGGTTATCAGATACTTGTACTATATAAGATTTTAATGCTATTAATAATCTACGTACATTTACTCTATCTAAAGCACTTGCTTTTTTCTGTAAAGTTTTTTGTCCAAATACTACAACTCCACTTTGTGGGAAAGTAGCTATTGGGTTAATATTTGCTTCATATAAACTATCTCTGTTTCCAGACGTTAATTTTCTTTCAGCTCTAACTACTTGACCTAATCCACCTCTAGTTAAACCTGCTGGTGCGAACCATGGGTCTGAAGATGCATCTGTAAATGCATATACACCTGGGATTAATACTGATGCTGGGGACCAAATTACTCTTCCAGTATCTGGGTCAATTAGTTGTAACCATGGCCAATAAGTTGCGGCATATGAACTATTAAATCCACTTGCAGCTCCTACTACATTTCCAATAGTAGAACCATATCCTCTTAAATCTATAATTGCTAAACAATCTTTACGAGATTCTGCTGTTGATACAAGTAAATTAATTTCTGATGAGTGGAATTCTTGAATTAGACCTGGTGCTGCTATCACATTAAATTGATAATCATCACTATTTGATAACAAATTAATAGAAGCTGTATAATCTATAGCGCTAATACCCTGAGTGTTATTTGCGTCAATATTTTCATTAAATGAAGCTTCTCCATAAAATAATTCTCCACTACCACTATTAAATGAACCTGAACCCACTAATGGGATACTTGCTGTAAATTCTGTTTTTGCTTCTCCAGCATTATCAAAATAACCGGGAGTAGGATAATTTACTTTAGATACGTAAACATATTTACTTCTGTTAACATATGATCCTTCTTGTTGAATATAATAATCTCCACTATCATTTTGTATATCACCATAATAGCTATTACCTATTACAGTTTCAATATAATTAGTAGCTAATGGATCTAAAGATACATTATTAAATGTTTCTAATATAGATTTTGAAGTATTTTCATCATCTCCTCTACGAATAGCTAAGCTAAATACTCCAGTATCAGTGTTTCTTGATGTTACTTCCCATCTAACATTATTTTGAGAACCAGATACTAATCCTCCTCCTGAGAGTGCTGAGCCTGAATTGTTCATGATAGCTCCTTGAGAAATAGTACTTAATTCAAACGCAATAGCATTTTCTACTGCTTGTGCTGTTAAAGGTAAGAAAGTTGCATCATTTGAACCACCAATTGTAGCCGCTGCAAGTGTAACAACATCACCTAATTTATAATTCGTTCCTGGGTTATTAACAGTTACTGCTGTAAAAGTTGATTTTAAATCCGCCTGTTGGATTGTAATAACTAAATCAGCACCTACAGTACCAATACTACCATCACCATCCATTAATACTTTTGTTACTGTTATAGTATCACCTGCTACATAATTTTCAACCCCAACATTAGATATTACTGCTCCAGTAATATTAACTCCATCTGTAGATGAAACTATTACTGTCGCTCCTGTACCGTCACCATCAGAGGTTGTTGCTAAGGCAGCTGTTGTTCCTATGGCGGTTGCTGTTTGTGTTGGAGAAACTGTTAATGCCGCGGCTGTTAAGAAAGTATCTTGTGTTACTACTGTATAATCTACAGTAAGATTTCCATCACCTCCTCCTGTTGTTGCAGCACCTGCTACATTTCCAATAGTTGCTGTTGATGGGTTACTATTAATTAAAGAAAATAAATTAAATCCTGCTTCTAATCCACCAACTTCTACTTCATTATATATATTTAGAGATTTAGCACTGGTAAAAGAACCAGATGTTACTCTAGTTACTAATAAAGTTGTACCACCTTGTCTAAAGTAATTATTAGCTGCTATTTGGTTTAAATAAGAATGTTGTTGTGATCCACTTGTTACTGACCCACCAAATATCGCTAAATATTCGCTATATGAAGTGATTAATGTTGGAACTTCAACAGGACCCTTAATAGATGGTCCAATTATTGCTGCACCTACTTCTACTGGGCCTTGAGTAATTTGAGATGTATCGTTTTCTCTTGCTAGTACTCCTGGAGATATTAATGTTTCTGCCATTGTCTTATATTATATTTAATATTATTTTATTATAAATATTAGAGGGTATTTCAAAAATTTATTCTGGTTTTGTAAATTCTCCAGACTCTAAATCAATATTTCCATCTCCATATTTTTCTTGAAGTTCTTTACCTAACTTTAATTGTTTTTCTTGAACTATCTTAATTGAAGAATATATCGAAACTTTTTGTGCCTCTATTTGTCCTAAAGAAAATAC